AGATGGCATTCAAGCGGGTGGGCCTGTACTGGCACTGCCTGCCGACGCTGAAGCAAGGCCGCAAAGTGGTGTGGGACAACATCACGAGCGAGGGCAAAAACCTCATCGCGCAGACGTTCCCGGCCGAGCTGGTGAAGCGCAAGCTCGAAGACGAAATGAAAGTGGAGCTAATCAACGGCTCTATCGTGCAAGTCGTCGGTGCGGATAATTTTGATTCGCTCGTCGGTGCATCGCCGGTGCATGTCACGTTCAGCGAATGGAGCCTGACCGACCCGCGGGCCTATGACTTCGTCCGGCCGATCCTGCGTGAGAACGACGGGTCTGTGTCCTTCATCTTCACGCCACGCGGCTATAACCACGCGCACAAAACACTGCAGGTCGCACAGCGCCTGCCGGGCGCGTTCACCGCGGTCATGAGCATCCGTGAAACGCAGGTGCTCTCGGAGGCCGACATGGCGCTGGAGCGCGCGATGGACATGCCCGAAGAGCTGATCCAGCAGGAGTATTACTGCGACTTCGCAAGTGCGAATGTGGGCGCCATCGTGGGCCGCTACATCAGCGCGGCCGAGCGCGAAAGCCGCTTCCTGGCCGAGCCCTACGGGCGCGATTCACGCATCGTCGTGTCATCGGACATCGGCTACCGCGACGCCGCGGCGTTCTGGTTCTGGGAGCTGAAGCACGGCGGGTTCCACCTCTGCCACTACGAAGAGGGCTCGGGCCTGGATGCCGAGCAATGGATTGAACGCTTGCAGCAATGCGGCGTCCCGATCGCGCATATCTACCTGCCGCATGACGCGAAGGCGAAGACGATGGCGACGCGCTTCTCGGTCATCGAGCAATTCGCGAAGGCCTTCGAATGTTCCGTGGTCCCGCAGTCGAAACTGCAGGACCGAATCAACGCGGCGCGGATGGTCATCCCGCACTGCACGTTCCACCCCGACACCTGCGCCCGCGGCATCGACGCCCTGCGCGCGTGGTCGTTCCGTTGGGATGACGACCGCAAGGTATTCAGCGCCGAGCCCCTGCACGACTGGGCCTCGCATGGCAGCGATGCATTCAGCTACGGCGCGCAGATGGTGCGCGAGCTGGTGCGCGTGCAGACCTCCGACAAGGTCGCCGAGTGGGATGGTCACTTCTATCCGTTCTCGCTCGAAGAGCTGCACCACGACAACAAACGCGAACACCGCATTTGAGGCCCAGCAATGGACATCGAGACAAACACCGAGGAACAACTGCCCGAGCAGGACGCGACCGCGAAGCCTGAGAAGGCGTCGCTCGTCGACAGCGCCAAACAGGCGCGCCGCTGGTCGGTCGAATTGAACGCGTCGAAACGCTGGATGGGCAAATTCTGCCGCAGCGCGCGCGAGTGCGAAAAGGCCTATCTCGACACGGCCGAAGGCGAAATGAAACTCTCGCTCGCCGACTACGCGGGCAAGACGAATCTATTCTGGTCGAATGTGCAAGTGATCCTGAGCGCGATCTATGGCCGGCTACCGAAGGCCGACGTGAACCGCAAATTCGACGACTTCGACGACGACGTGTCGCGGGTCGCGGGCATCATCATGCAGCGCATCCTGAATGGCGACATGGAACGCGATTGGGATGACACGAACGCGGCAATGCGCGATGCGGTACAGGATCGATTCATCGCAGGCCTCGGGCAGGTCTGGTGCCGCTATGACGTGCAGCTCGGCACGAAGCAACAGCCGATGATGGACCCGACCACCGGGCAACCGGTGATCGACGCGGCGACCGGTCAGCCCGCGATGGAGGAAGTCGAGACCATCGACAACGAAGAGGCCGAAGTCGACTACGTGCATTGGTCTGATTTCCGGTACTCGCCCTGCCGCCGCTGGCGTGAATGCCGCTGGGTCGGCCGCCGCGTCTATATGAGCGAAAAGCGCCTGCGCGAACGCTTCAAGCTGACCGACGTGCAGCTCGGCATGATCCCGATGCAGTCGCGCGGCCCGACAACCGACAACGACGGCAACCGCAATGACGACGTGTTGCGAGCAACCCCGTTCAAGCAAGCCGCGGTGTGGGAAATCTGGAGCAAGGAAGACAACTATGTGTGCTGGTACGTCGAGGGCTGTTCGTTCGTGCTCGATCAGCAAGACGACCCGCTGGAGCTGGAAGATTTCTTCCCCTGCCCGATGCCGGTGGTCGCGACCACGCTGACAAATGCATTCCTGCCGCGCCCGGACTACGCGATGGCGCAAGACCTCTACAAGGAACTCGACCGCATCAATTCGAAGCTGTCGCACCTGACCGATGCTGTGAAGGCCGCTGGCGTGTACGACAAGACGGCAGGCGCCGTGAAATCGCTGCTGACGACCGCTGTAGAGAACGCGCTCGTGCCCGTCGACAACTGGTCATCGTTCGTCGACAAAGGCGGCATGAAAGGCGTAGTCGATTGGATGCCGATCGAACAGTTCGTCAACGCGATTACGCAACTGAACACGCGCAAAAATCAACTGCAGCACGACCTCTACGAAGTGCTCGGAATCAGCGACATCATGCGCGGCGCCAGCGTCGCCAGCGAGACCGCGACGGCCCAGCAACTGAAAGTGCAATACGGCGGCGCGCGCCTCGCGAATCTGCAAAACGACGTGGCCCGTTTCGTCAGCGAAACCATGCGCATCCGCGCGAACATCATCGCGAATCTGTTCCAGCCCGAGACCATCATGAAGCGCTCGCTCATCGAGCGCACGCCGGACGCGCAATACGCGCCCGCTGCGGTGCAACTGCTGAAGGACTTCCCCGCGTCGCTGTTCTCCATCACGGTCACAAGCGACAGTCTCGCCGCGCCGGATTGGGCCGCAGAGAAGGAGGCCCGGACCGAATTCCTGGGCGCCAGCTCGAACTACATCATGGCCGCGGGCCCGCTCGTGCAACAAAACCCGATGGTCGGCGCTTTCCTCATCAAGCTGCTGCAATGGGCCGCCGCGGGCTTCAAGGGCGCGCAGACGATCGAAGGCGTACTCGACCAAGCCGCGAAGCAACTGGAGCAGAGTGCGCAGCAACCGCCGAAGCCGAAGCCCCCGACCGCTGAAGACGAAAAGGACAAGGCCCAGGCAGCGAAGTACGGCGCGGAGGCCGACCGCACCGCGAAAGAAGCCGCGCTCATCCCGAGTCCGCCCATGCCGCCCCCAGGCGCGTTCCCGCCCGGTGGTCCGCAACCTGGAGGCCCGCAGCCGATGGCGAACGGTCGTTTCAGCGGCGGCCCACTGCCGGCTGGGCCGGGCTCGGTCGCGCCGATGCTGCCGCAGCAACCCATGCCATTCAACCCGATGCAATGAGGCGATGACCATGACCACCGACGAAGCACTCGCCGAGCTGCGCGCCGCTCGCGCACAGCTCTATGAGGCCAGCGCCGAACGCGACCGGCTCGCGCTGCAGAAAACCCGCTATGCCTCGTCGGTCGACACCGCGAATGCGCGCATCGTGGACGCCCGCACGCGGGTGCAGGCCGCTCGCCTCGCGGTCATCGACGCGCTGCGCACCGCTGACGATCCGGTGACGCCGTGAAGTTCGATTTCAACGTCGAGGTGCGAATTTTCCCGCATCAATCCGATGCCGAGCTAAAGGCGATGCTCGCTCAAATCGCCGCGTCAATTCAACACCTGAAGGAAATTCTCATGGCTACCAAAGACGAAGTTCTGTCGGACCTGACCGCCATCGCGGCAACCGTGACCAAGATCGGCACCGAGACATCGGCGTCGCTCGCGAAGATCGCCGAGCTGGAAGCGCTGATCGCGGCGGGCGGGGTGTCGCAAGACATCGTCGACAAGATCGCCGAAATCAAAGCCGGCTTGACCGCTGTGGATGACCTCGTGACCGACGCACCGACGCCGACTCCCTGAAATGCCGACCTACGCATTCCGGTGCGAGGGATGCGGCCGGATCGCAGAAGCGGTCCGGTCCATCGGCGACTACGTGCGCAACCCCCCGGTGTTCGCCTGCTGCGCCGGCACGATGCCGCGCTACATCAGCGTCGCGCCTGGGCTGGCCCTGCACAACGCCATCGCGAGCGAACGCCATTACGACGGGCTGCGGGCCCAGGACGGGACGCCGATCGACACCCGCGCGAAGCACCGCCAGTACATGAAAGACCGCAACCTGACCACGATCGATGATTTCTCGTCGACCTGGAAGAAAGCGGCGGAACAGCGCGCACAGCGCATGGAAGGCGCCGACACCTCACGAGCCCTCGACGTGGCCGACGCGGTCGCGCGCCTGGGCGGCTGAGTGTTTCACGTGCGACATAAAAACCGTAAGGCATTGATCTAGGACAACACCATGGCAACCCAACAGGCGACCACCACCGACACCAGCAACGATCACGTGCCCGAGGGCGACGACGGCGGCGCCGAGCTGAGCCTGCGTGACGAACTCGAAGCGGCCTTCGAGCAAGACCCGACCGACGAGATTTCCGGCGACCGCGAACAGCGCGACAGCGGCGAAGGCCGCGAGCGTGACCAGCACGGCCGATTCACGAAGCCGGCGAAGACCGCGACTGTCACGGAAATCACCCCAGGCGCCACGCAGCAGGCCCAGGACGCGCAAACGCAGGCAACCCAAGGGCAGAGCACCAGCACGCCCGCGCCGGGCCCTGGCGACCCCAAAGACCTGAAGGCGCCCGCGAGCTGGACGCCGCAAGCGCGCGAAGAGTGGGGCGCGCTGTCACCCCGGATCAAGGCCGAGGTGCACCGGCGCGAGTCGGAGGCGAACCGCGTGGTTCAGGAAGGCGCCCAGGCGCGGCAGTTCATCAGCGCGTTTGAGAACGTGATGCGCCCCTATGAAATGTTCATTCGCGCCGAGAATTCGAACCCGCTGCAGGCCGTGCAGAACATGATGAGCACCGCGGCGCAACTGCGCGTCGGCACGCCGCATTCAAAGGCGAATCTCGTCGCCGGGATCATTAAAGATTTTGGAATCGACATCGAGACCCTTGACGGTCTCTTGGCGGGAACCATGGTGCAGGGCGGGGGCCAGCAGCAGGTGCAGCAGCAATTCCGCGACCCACGCCTCGACCAATTCCTCGCCCAGCAGCAACAACTGCAGGCCCAGCAGCAACAGCGCGACGATCACGAGATGCGCAACGGGCTGTCGGACTTCGCTTCGAAGCACGAGTTCTATTCGGACGTGGCCGGCTTGATGGCCGACCTCGTCGAGGTGCGCAGCAAGCAGGGCCAACAGGTCGACATGGAACAGATTTACAAGCAGGCTTGCCAACTGCACGAAGGGGTGAGTACCATACTCACCCAACGAACTGCCAACGCGCGAAGCGCGGGCAGTTCAAACGCGGTACTCCGGGCAAAGCGCGCAGCGTCAAGCGTCCGAACCGAGGCGACCCCCGAAGGGGGCCACGTCCCGAAAGACGATTCGATTCGCGCGAGTCTCGAAGCCGCTATGGAAAGCGTCGGCAGGGCCTGACGTTTTCGCCCCGGAAGCGCCACGCGCGCCCATCCGGTTCTGAGCGCCATTTGACCGGCGCGGATGAACCCGTGACAGGGCCATCTCCTAACAGGTCGGTTCACAACACCACCTATGGAGGCCAATCGTGGCATTCCCAAACGTTACCGACATCGTCGCAACGACGATCGAAAACCGTTCGCGCAAGCTCGCGGACAACGTCACCAAGAACAACGCGCTCCTATCGCGCCTGAACCAGCGAGGCAACATTCGAACGGTCAGCGGCGGTTCGCTGATCTTCGAAGAGCTGTCCTTCGCTGAGAACGCGAATACGGGCTGGTACTCGGGCTATGACCTGCTGCCGGTGGCCGCGCAGGACGTATTGAGCGCCGCTCAATTCGACTTCAAGCAGGCCGCTTGCCCGGTGATCATCAGTGGTCTCGACCAACTGAAAAACGCCGGCAAAGAGCAGATGATTGACCTGCTCGAAGGTCGGATCAAGGTGGCCGAGTCGTCGATGATGAACCTGCTCGCGCAGGGGGTCTACAGCGACGGCACCGCAGCCGGTGGTAAGCAGGTGACCGGCCTGAATGCCGCGGTCCCGGTGAACCCGAACACCGGCACCTATGGCGGCATCGACCGCGCCGTGTGGCCGTTCTGGCGCAGCAAGACGACGACCGCGGGTGTTGCGCTGACCGCGCTGACGATCCAAGGTGCGTTCAATGACATGTGGGCGGCGCTCGTCCGCGGCATGGACCGGCCCGACCTGATCGTCGTCGACAACTTCATGTGGTCGACGTACCTCGCGAGCCTGCAGGCACAGCAACGATTCACCGGCACCGAAACCGCGAAGCTCGGGTTCCCGACCATCCTGTACATGGATGCCGACGTGTGCCTCGACGGTGGCATCGGCGGGTTCGCGGTCTCGCGCACGGCGTACTTCCTGAACAGCAAGTACATCTTCTGGCGCCCGCACTCGGACCGGAACATGGTCCCCCTGGCGCCGAACCGGCGCTATGCGATCAACCAAGACGCCGAGGTGCAAATCTTGGCGTGGGCCGGGAACCTGACCACCTCGGGTTCGCAATTCCAAGGCCGGCTGATCAGCCCGTGATTGTTTGTCAGCAGGGGGTTTAGCCGACCCCTTGCGGTTGCCTTCCCTGGGCTTCGCGCCCGGGGCTTTTTGGCCCCGCACCCAATTGGAGAAAAGACCATGAGCATCTACAAACTTGACGACCAGTACATCGGCTATCCGCCGGTGATTGGCGCACAGGCAACCGAGGTTCTGCGCGGTGGCTTCATCGCCGCTGCCGAAGATTCGGTTTTTGGCGGGGGCGAATTGATGTTCGCTCGCGTCGGTTCGGGCATCCGAAATTACGGGCTGTGCGTGTTCACGCCGGTATGGGACGCCACGAATTTCCGCATGACGTGGAACGCGAGCGAGTGCCCGAACACCGCGATCCTGGGCCGCCCGGTCGGCGTCAACATGGCCGGCGTCGCGCTGACGACGGGGCAATTCGCGTGGTTCCTGATCACCGGCACCACGCCGGTGAACGGCACCGCGTCGGTTGCGGCCGATACCGTGGTGGGCATCACCGCGGCCGGTCAGGTCGGCGCGAACACCGCGGGCAAGCAGCTTGTCGGCGCACGTGTCGTGACCCCCGCAACGAATACGGTCGTGAAGTCGGCGATTGGCTCCAGCGGTTCGAACGTGATCAGCTTCCCGGGCAGCAACAACGACGGTTATTTCGTCGGTGGCGTGCTCACCGGGACCGGCGTCGGCGCGGCTGCGGTCGTGTCGTTCGTCGACCCGATGGGCGCCTACATCCTGGCAAGCGTGGTCAACAGTGCCGCCATCGCGGGCAACGTCACGCAGACTGCCAACGACGCGACGATTTTCTACAACATCGTCACGCTGAATCGCGCCGTCGCGCAGGGCGCCATCACCTGACGCCATGTTGACCGCTGGCCTGATTTCCCCGGTCTCCGGGCGTATCAAGTGCTCGGCGAGCGTGAGCCCATTTGTCGCGAGTCTCGGGGGCCACCCCGCGACCGCGGCACTGCAGCTCACGGTCGCAATCGGGCTCGGGCCTCCGGTCTTCTACATGTGCGGGCTGGGCTATGGCAATGCCGGTGGCGGGGCTATCGGTGTTGTCGTCGATCCGAATACATCGGCCATCACGACCGTGCATCAGGGGATGCCCTTCGTCGCGAATGGCGCGCTTGCATGTGACACGGCGGCACCGGTCACATACCACCTCGCGGGCATCCCGCATGTAGCAACGGGGCACATCGCAATCGACCCCGACACCACCTGAAAGGCAACCTAGGCAATGGAAACTTTCGACTCCGACATCAACCTCTTTTCTCGCGCCAATGCGGGCGATGAAACCCTCTTCGTCGTGTTCTACATGGGCGTCCTGAAAAACGATGCCCGCACAGTGGAGCAAGGGCGAGCGATCTTTGACGATGTGGAGTGCGTCCGCATCATCGTGCCCGGCGACAAAAACAATGTCGTCGATCGACCCGCCCAGGTCAGCGACAAGCAGCGTTTCGCCAAGCAGTACGACCTGTTCAAAAAGGGCGTCGCGGAAGAGGATCAAGTCAGCGGTACGCGGCTGACCGATTGGCCTTTCCTGTCGCGCGCCCAGGCCGAAGAGCTGCGCTATCTCGGGATCAAGACTGTCGAACAGCTCGCGAACGTGCGCGACGACATCACCTCGCGCGTGCCCGGCCTCGTGTCGCTGAAGCAGAACGCCGGCGTGTGGCTGGCGAAGGCCACGAAGAGCGCAGAGGCCGCGGTGATCACGAAGCGCCTGCAAGAGCAGGACACCGAGATTTCCAACATGAAGCAGGTTGTGCAAGAGCAGGCCGCGCGCATCGAGAAACTGCTGTCGGTCTCGCAGAAGGCGGGCGTGTGATGGACGGCCGCATTCCCCTGTCGTTCACGCCGCAGCAACTCGACTACATCGCGGGCGCACTCGGCGCGCGCCCATGGGTGG